GTTCTCTACCGTTGAGGACCAGGCCAAGGCGTACCAGCAGCTCGAGCAGAAGTTCTCCCAGAAGCAGGGGTCCTTCGTTGGGGCTCCTGACGAGGGCTACGCGGTCAATATGCCCGAGGGTATCCAAGCCGAGATCGATCCAGAAGATCCGCTTCTGTCTACCGTCAGCGAGCTCTGCAAGGAGGGCAACGCCAGCCAGGAGTTTTTCGATGGCCTGGTCGAGGCGTTTGTTACCAACGTGCAGGCCATGACCCAGGCCGGGAAGGCTGACCAGTTGGAGATCCTCGGGACCGAGGGCCCGGCTAAGATCAAGGCGCTGACTGAGTGGGGCCAGGCGAACCTCGACGAGGAAGGCTACAGGTCGATGCAGGCGTTTTGCACCACAGCGGAGGCCGTGGAGTTTATGCACAGTTTGCATAACAAGTTTTCAGCAGGCACTATCGTTCCAGAGAAGGCAGCCGAACCGACTCAGCAGGGTTGGGAGAAAATCGAGACTATGCTCGCGGATGACCGAGCGCAGTCCGACCCCCAGTTCCAGCAGGAGATCGAGAAGGTTGCCCGTAAGTTAGCAGGATAACCGCTCGGCCCTGCGCGAAGTAAGTTTTTAGCCACAGCCTGGCCCGCGCAACGCGGACAACTAGATGGTGGGTTTGTTCTAGTTTTCTGGTCTGGTCCCCAGGAAGAACAACATGGCACTTTCACTATCGGGTGTCGCCCAGCAACTCTTTGCCTCTGAGGTAAAGCAGGCTTATCAGGCGATGAGCTCCTCTCTGAGAGGGACTTGTCGCGTGAGAAGCGGCGTGGTCGGCGACATATACAAGTTCCGTAAAATGGGCAAAGGCCTTGCTACGGAAAGAACAGCACCCCAAACCGACGTTGTCCCGATGGACATCCAACACTCCCTCGTCGACTGTACGCTCTCAAATTTTGATGCCAGCGAATTTACTGACATCTTCCAAGCGGCCACCGTCAATTTTGACGAACGCCGGGAGCTCGCGCAGTGTATTGGCGGCGCCCTGAACCGGCGCTTGGATCAGCTCATCCTCGATGCGGTTGCTGCGGCTACGCCGGTCGCGACGATAGCGGTGGGCGGCGCCAACCTGACGATAGCCAAGATGGCCGAGGCGGCCAAGCTGCTGAACGCAAACGAGGTGCCGTCGACCGACCGCTGCCTGGTGGTACACGCGGATCAGATCGAGGCGTTGATGTCCGTCACTCAGGTCACGTCGAGTGATTACAACACGGTTAAGGCCCTGGTACGCGGCGACGTTAACACGTTCCTGGGTTTCAAGTTTATCGTGTTGGGTGATCGCAGCGAGGGCGGTCTGGAGAAGACTGGCAACAACCGTTCCTGTTTCGCGTATCACAAAACGGCGATGGGTCTTTGCACCGGCATCGACCTCACGACCGAGGTGAACTACGTCCCACAGAAGAAGTCCTGGTTGGCCTCTGGTCATTTCAGGGCGGGCGCAGTGGCAATAGAAGGCGGCACAGCCGGCGGCATCGTAGAAATAGTCTGCGATGAAACGCAGTAGGAGGTAAGGCAAAATGGCATTCGACGCAACGAAATTCGGACAAATCAGTGCTCACTCTAACAGTAACCTGCCAAGGATCTGGGGTTACAACACTGGGACCGACACGGTCACTGACGGTGGCAACATGGTTGGCGCTGGCTACTTTAACGATAAGGCTCGCGACATTAATGTCGGGGACCTTATCGTCTGTGTCCTGGCCAGTGGGGCAGGGGCGAACACCTTCCAGTGTACGGCTAACACCGGCACGGTGGTTAGTATGTCCCACCGGGATATCTAACCAATAACCAAGACCCTCGGGGGTCTGGTCGGCGTGTGGTCCTAACCAAGGGGACCAACTCCAGAGCCACACGCCGGCCCACCCGAGGGCACTAGTTTTATGGCATACGACTCCTCGATTGTTGGATTGTGCTCAAGGGCCCTGGCCCTGATCGGCGAACCTGCGATCACCTCACTGAGTCCGACCACGACCGCCGCCGAGGAGGTGTGCAACCTTCTCTATGCCGACACGCTCGAGGCGGCCCTGGTCTGCCACCCGTGGCGCTTCACCTGCAAAAAGGCTAAGTGCTCGGAGCGCACCTACGACTTCACCTGGGTCGACTCCAGCCTCTTTATAATTATCCAAACCCATGCCTTCCTTGTCGGTGACGTTGTGAAGTTCACGGCTGGCGCCGGCACCCTGCCCACCACCCTGTCGGCCAACACCAAGTACTACGTCGTAGACATAGATGTTAGCGGTATCAAGGTTTCCCTCACCCCGCCGGGGCCCGATCAGGTAGCCATTCTGGCGAATGTGCCTCAAGGTGGCGTCGGGGTCAGCTCGGTGAAGCGAGTTCCACTCGACACCTGGTCGAACGCCCTTGATATGCCCGATGACATCCTGAAGCCGATCCACGTTGACGTGGGCGACTTCGAGATCTATCGAGGCAAGGTAATCTACTCGAACCACTCGTCACTGATCTTGGATTACCAGTACAAGGTCACCGAGCTCGACCTTCCACCCTGGTTCGTGTCTTACTTTACCTACAAACTTGCCAGTGAATTCGCCATTGCGATCACTGAGCAGACGACCAGGGCCCAGGCCATGCGTGAGCTCGCGGAGGCCGAGCTCCGCCGAGCCAAGCACATCGACTCACGGCAACGGACCCAGGTTGCCATCATGGACGATGCCGGGTTCGTAACTTCACGCTACGGCGGGTACCAACCCTATTCTGAGCGGTGGTGGTAGGTGCCTCGCGCCGCCGTACTCCAGACTGATTTTTCGGCTGGCGCCCTCGACCCGCGCACGGCCGCCCGCGTAGACCTCGAGCAGTACCGGCGTGGAGCCAAGACGCTCAAGAACGTGCAGCCGCTGCCCACTGGCGGGGTGAAGCGGCGCCCCGGTACGCAGTACCTTGCCACGCTGCCCTCGTCGGCCCGGCTGTTCCCCTTTGTCCACTCCACCGATCAGGAGTACTTGGTCGTTGGGCTGGGCAACCAGCTTCAAATATACCGGGCGCGGGGCACGAGCAGTGCGACTCGAACCATCAGCAGTGTGGTGGATTATTTTTGGTTTAATGACTTTTTGGTCACGTCGGAGCCGCATGGGTTTAACGTCGGAGATCAGGTGCTCTATGAGTCCACCGGGTCTCCGATTCCGGGTCTAACTTCAGGGGACTACTATTATGTGGTTCAGGTTAGCCCCGGTCCGGGCCTTCAGATTGGTGTCCCACCACCCAAATACTTCCAGTTAAGCGAAACGGAGAGCGGATACGCTATCGATATTGGCGCGATTCCGGGGGGCACACACACCGTGGTGGGTTTCGGATACTGGACCCTGGTCGAAACCCTGGGTGGTAAGCAGATGAAGGCGACTGGCGTGACCGGCCCGCTCATCCAAGGCCACACCTTGAGCGCGTACAAGACCACCGCGTTAACGGGCGTTCCGTTTTTTAAGTGTACCAACGCTACCGACACAATCACGGTCACCCACGTCGACCACGGGCTTGTGAACGGCAACATTATCTTTGTCACCGAGGGCGATACCGCCAGTGCGACCCTCTTGGCTCGAATCCCGGCCGACGAGATCAACGGTAAACATACCGTAACCAGGGTTGACGACGACGTGTTTACCTACGTCGTCGACACCACCGCCGCCGGCACCGCTACCTCCGCCGTTGGACCGGAGTGGCGGGAGGCCACGGGCGCCACTGGGGTTGTGGCGAATCAGGATTACGGTGTCGGTAGCCTGGTGATCGATTTCACTACCGGGTCGGGCGTGATCGGTAACGGTGACCTGGTCGCCGATAACTCCAACGACGAATACTTTGTCAACGACGGTGGCGTCTACGATAAGAGCCCGTGGTCGGAAGCTCAACTAGAGACCATGGACGTGACCCAGTCCGCCGACACGATGATCCTGGTACACGAGGATCACGAGCCGCGTAAGCTACTCAGGACGGAGGGCGAGCCAGACCCGTTCTTCACCATGGAGCCACTGGTCCTCACGAATATCCCGGTGCGAGACTTTAAGGACTCGCTGTCGCCGGTGGCCTCGGGTGCGAACGAAATCCAGATTATCAAGTTCAACGTCAGTGACGCCCAGTTTCGGGACGGCGATAAATTTGTCTTCATAATGAACGGGCGTGATTCCGGTACCAGAACTTACATCCACCTGCCAGGAACCTACCGTAAGTCCGGCATCAGTCACATCAACAACGGGGTCACCCACTACTTCCTCCAACCGACTAACGGTTATTTGCAGTACAACATCTCGAGCGCCCTCAAGGGGACCGGGGATACGTCGAACAACCTTGCCAACACCGACCCCGACTACGCCGGCGGTGGACTGCGGGTGGATTTTATTGGCGAGACCACGGCAGGCGGGGTCTACGTTTCTGGCAAACAGTACGAGTTTAAGATTACGTTTCAGGGCGCTGACGGCGGCAGGAATTGGGAACTAATCGACTTTGAAAACCAATCCAAATCCGGGGAGATGGACGTTATAGGGGTTCGCGACGGTGGCGTTGGCACTGAGGAAGTGTGGTCGGCGAACCGTGGATATCCGCGCTCGGTGACGTTCCACGAGGGGCGCTTGTGGTTCGGTGGGTCCAAGTACTTACCTGCCACGATGTGGGCCTCGAAGGTGTCGGACTATTTTAACTTCGCCCTGGGCGATGCCCTGGACGACGAGGCCATCGAGTTCACCCTGGCGACAGATCAAGTGAATGCCATTGAACGCCTACACCCCGGTCGGTATCTCGAGATCTTCACCGAGGGGGCTGAGTTTTTTATCGCGTCTACCCCGATCGTGCCGTCGCAGGTTGAGATTCCTCGTCAGTCCCAGTACGGCATCGCGCCTAACACTAAGCCGGCATCACTCGATGGCGCGACCCTGTACATCGACAGCGGCCGTCGTGGCGTTCGGCAGTTTCTGTTTGCCTATACCGAGGAGGCTTATCAGTCGGAGGACCTATCTGTTTTGTCGGGTCACCTGTTCAACAGCCCAGTCGATATCGTCGCGCACAAGGACACCGAGGGCGACTACGCCTTCGTGGTTAACGGCGACGGCACGATGGCTGTCCTTAATACCAACAGGTTCCAGGGTGTGCTGACGTGGACGAAGTATGAAACTCGGGCCGGCGATAGATTTGAGAGGGTCGTGAGCGTAGGGGACGACGTGGTCGTGGTGGTGAACAGGCTTGTAGACGGCGAGAACGTCAGGTACTTGGAGCGATTCGACTCAGCCTATTTCACTGACGCGGGTGTGCGGATGGGGGACGGGGGTTCCAGCTCGGTTTACCCCGAGGGCCCAGGCGACCCAAGCGGCGCCCTTCACCACCTGCGTGGTGCGACAGTGGCGGTAAGGGTCGAGGGGCCCGAGGACGGTTCACCAGCGGATATTGATGCCTACGACACGGCGACGTTGGTCGCCACCGACAATCCGAACATTACAATCAAGAAGGCGACGGTCATCAAGAACGCTGGCAGGGTCGAGGTCGGTCTTCCAATCAGTGTAGAGATCGAGACCCTGCCTCCGACGATTGATATCGGCGGCGGCCAGAACGTAATGCGGACTAAGCGGATCTCGCAGGCGACGGTTGATTTATATCAGGCCCGGAACGTAAAGGTTGCCGGCTACGATGTTAATCACCCTGCCTATGTGCAGAGTGCTACCTACCTGCCACTGGACGGTGTCTACGATACCAGGCTTCGCGGCTGGTCACGGCAGCCCACGGTCTTGATCACGCAGACGGACCCCCTGGAGATGACTGTGCTGGGCGTTGAACTGGAGGTAGTCGACTAGTGGACCCGATAACAGCGATGCTCCTGATCTCGACGGTTGTCTCTGCGGGCGCTGCCATCGCGGGCGGTGAAGCGCAAAACAAGCAGGCCAAGGCACAGGCCAACATGGAGCGGGAAAAGGCGAAGCAGGAGAATAGTGCCCGCCTACGACGCTCGAGGCTGAACCTGGCGGCGTCGCGGGTAGCGGCAGCGGGCTCGAACGTAGACGCGGGTTCCACGTCGCTGACCCTGGCCGAGGAGGACATCCAGCGGCAAGGGCTGATCGAGCGGGGGGGCGCGAGCTATATGTCGCGCTACCGGCAGTCGGCGCTCAGGGCCCAGGGCAAGGCGGCCAAAACGTCTGGGTACCTCCAGGCTGGCGCCACACTACTGGAGGGCGGTGCGTCGGCATATTCATCTCACAGTGCGAGTAAGCTGAAAAAGAAGAAGGCCGCCGATGCCGCAGCTCGCAAACGCGCCAGGGCGACATAAGTGCCCGAGCTTAAACTACAGCGGGCACCCGTGCCCCAGAGACAGCGGCGGGCGCTGGAGCGCCCGATCGCCCAGCCGACCGCGACGCAGTTGCCTGACGCCGGCGCCGACCGACCGTGGCTGGCGCTGGCCGATACCCTGAAGAGTTTTAACGCGGCTGTCGGCCGTGTGCAGCAGGTTCACGAGGGCGAGTACAAGTACCTCGAGGCCGAGACAATGTTCGACGCCAAGACCCACGCCGACGAGCTCGCGGTACTGCACCCGCACGATCCGGGCGTCTTCGGCGAGAAGTGGACTGCCTATTCGGATGGTGTCCTGGCTGACGTTCACCCCCGATATCGAGACAGGATCGCCTCATCGCTGCGCCGGCAGGGCGAGCGCGAGGCAGTCCCGATCATGGGGAGGGCTGTCGCCAGGGAGGACGCTGTCAGGGCGGAGGGCCAGAGTCAGTTGCTCACAATACAGACGGACGCCGCCGTTCTCGCCGGCCGACATGGCAACGAGCAGGCGGCCATCGAGGCGTGGCAGGTTCTTTCCGAGACCTTATCGGAGTCCGACCTGCCGCCGGCCGATCAGCTCAAGTACGCTCGGGCGGCTTACGACTCGTTTCAGGTCCAAGTGGTGATCGGGCAGTTCGAGCGCGAGGAGATCGAGCTCCAGGACTTTGTGCTGACAGGGCAGTCGGAGCTCGGCCTGGATGGCTACAACAAGGCATTAAAACACCTGACCGCGATCCAGAGGGGCCGCAACGATGCGGCCGAGGAGGCTGAGAAGGCCGAGGCGGAAACACTCAAGAACGACCAGCAAAACCAGGTCAACGCGATGAGGGATTACATCGAGGGCGGAGGGGAGATCTCGGAGATCGAGGTCGAGCTGATGATCAGTGACGGGCGGCTCAGTCGTGCGGGAGGCCAGGAGCTCGGCAAGTTACTGTCAAGCGATCCTGCCGTCGCAGATGACTCCGACCTCCGCTACGAGATCAAGGTGGGTATCGGCAACGGTAACGACATGATCGACTACATCCGAGCAAATCGCGGGTCGTTTACTGCGGCGACGTACCGGGACTTGCTCGACAGGAATGCAGATATGGTTACCGGTAACGAGGGCCCGGCGGCAGAGAGTCTGGGCTGGATGCTGGCCCAGCTAAGGACCAAGGGGCTTTTCGACCTGGACCAAGGCGGGCAGGCCGGCCTCCTGGCTACCGCCGAGAGGGAGTATAACCGCAGGGTGGTGAGGGGCGATGAAGAACCAGAGGCGGTTGCAAAGGAAATTGTCGGCAGGCGCCCCACCGAGTTTTCAGGGACTTCAGCCAAATTAAAACCAAGGTTCATGGTCATGGACGGGGAGGATATGGACTACATCAAGACGATGGACGAGGCTACGAAAAAACACCACGAAGGTGTACTCAGCTACGACGAGTACTCAAGGGAGTTGGATAACATAGTAGTATGGGAACAAGAAAAATAGCACCACCAGCGCCCATAAGTTATGGGCTGCCCGAGGATTTTCAGGGCGACTACCTGGAGGCCCTGAGCTCGGGGCGGAAGGGGTCTACCTTTACGGAGTACGCCCTACCTGCCCTGATACGCCTGGAGGAGGAGCGGGCCGAGGAACGTAAGAAGGCGGGCTTTGAGGGCCCGCCCCAGCCTTCCCCAGCCTGGTCGAAGGTCCCGGCAGAGATCTTGAGCCACGCTTTAACGGGCAACACTGGGCTGCTCAGTAGCCTCCAGGGCCCGGTCGCCAAGGGGATTGAGAAGCTGATCAATACCGGGGTGGGCGCCACGGCTTATGTCGCCGGCAGTGCGATGTCGGGGCTGCGTAAGATGCAGGGCGCGAAGATGGCCGGGCCCTATATCAACAAGCCCGAGGTAGCCGAGGCCTTCATTGGCGAAGGGGGTGAGGCGGGCCCAGCCCTGAAGGAGTGGGCCGAGCGCGTACCCAACCAGGCAAGTGGTGTGGTTCGGGATCTGATTTACGGAGCTGCGTCACTGGCCCCTAGTGTTGCAACCGGTGGCCTCGCGGCGGTGTGGATGCTGTACGACGAGGCCCACGAGACAGCGATCAGCAACGGGGCCACCGAGGCCCAGGCGGCTCAGTCTGCGACCGGCGCGTCCATCGTCGGCGGCGCTATGGAGATGATCGGTATAGGGGTACTGACCAGGGCGGCAGCGAAGATCGTCAAGCCCGGCCTGCGAACGGCTACATTGTACGCTGGGGCTCTCTTGGAGGGAGCAGCCAGCGAGGGGGTGACTGAGTTTGGCCAGTCGCAGATCAACGAACTGATCGCGGCCCACTACAACGCGGAGCGAGACTACTTCGACAAGGAGGGGTTCTACAATTCGCTCTACTCGGCGGGGATTGGGGCTGTGGTCGGCGCCGGCGGGACGCTCGTACTGGGCGAGGCCGGGCGGGCGGTTGACCAAGCTGCGCTCGAACACGGCGATGAAGTGATGAACAACATCCGCTCGCACTTTGAGCGTTACGCCTCGGGCGAGTTGTCAACGGAGGAGATGGTTGGAGCGGTGGGCATGACAAGCCTCCCAGCCAGCGACTTTGGCGTGGCCGCAGACACAACTGAATACGAGCCCCCGACATTCGAGGACGGCCGCAGGCGGCTTGCCCCGAAGCCGGCGGTCACCGCCGGCAAGGATATCGACGCCCGCACGCGGGCCAGGATCAGGACGAAGCTCGACCCGTTCAACCCCGAAAACGAGAAAGGGTTGGAGTCTTACACAAAGAAGCAGTTCGACGCTCGGGTAAAGGACAGGCTTGCACGGGCAGAGACAGGGGATGTGTCCGCCGGCGATCTCGGAGACCAGTGGTACGGTGTTCAAGCTCAAGCGGCAATGGACCTGGCTTCACTGAGCTACCCCGAGCTCGCAGAGCCTGAGAACGCCCGGATCTTTCGCGCATTCCTCGGCGGGACGAGCGTCCAGAATACTGTCTTCAATAACTTCCAGGCGGCGATGAAGCTGTGGGGTGAGTGGCGCGGGGACATTGCCAAGCAGATCCCAGGGAAGCAGCCGATCGAGAAGTACGGCGTCAGCAAGGAAACCGGGAAGGCCAAGAGCTGGGTGGGAACACCGAGCTCGATCGAGGCCGTGATCAAACGACTCAACGCCATGCTCGAAATTCACGGTAGCGTGGGAGCGGTAGCCGACTGGCTCACAGCCGAGCACCCCATAGGGAAGGCCAAGTCCACAAACCCTGACGAGCTGCGTCATTGGAACAGCACTATCACTGGCAAGCAGGAGGATACGGCCACCGGGCTTTCGATCCTCGGGTCTAAGGTTGGCCCGTTTGTGATGGCGTTGGAGGGGGATGTTGACGCGGTCGCTGTTGATATGTGGATGGTCCGCGCATACCTGGCCTCCTACGGCCAACGCACGGCTGACGTGAGAGTGAAGAATAAGGATACTGGTGAGGCAACGATCGAGGAGAAGTACGTCGACTCGCCGAAAGCATTCCAGCGAAGGCTTATCCAGTCAGCCATTCGGAAGGTGGCCAAGAAATATAACCTGGCACCGAGGGACGTGCAGGCCATGCTCTGGATGGACGAGATCGAGCAGACCGAGTACGACCAGGTTCCAGGAAACTACCAGCAAGCCGCCGAGAGATTGATCACCGACAAGTTCGGGTCAGGCATCGCCGGCGACATTACTGCGGAAGCTGACGCTGACAGCAAAAAGATTCACGACGCGGAGACCGCGCTGTTTGGTGATGCCAGCGGCGTCATCTACGCGAGCACCAACACTGAGGCCGGCCGACCGGTGGACGAGAGCGTCGAGGCGATGCAGTCCGAGGAGACCGCCCAGCGGGTTGCCGGAACTGACCCGCTGCTCCAGGAGATGGCCGACAAGTACGGTGTCATTATCACCAGGCGCGAGGCGGTAGGCGCGTGGGCCGAGCTCGAGGGTGCAGCAACCGAGGAGAGCGGAGCCTGGCTGGTCAAGATTCCCGAGGGCCTCAACCAGAAAGACCGCGAAAGCATACTGGGGTACATCGCTGGTACGCTGGGTGAGAAGGCCCTTCTAGACCAGGACGGGATCATCGCGGTGACCTTCGACCCGGCCGGGGGGGACCGCACGGTGCGGATAAGCATCCCCCACCCACCGGGCGAGACCGCTAAAATGCTAGTCAAAGCGGGCCTCACTGATTTTACGGTTGCAGAAGCTCCCGGAGGCTCTATAATCCTCTATAGTGGATTCACCAAAACAAAGAAGCTCAAAGACGCAACCCCCGCCCAGCTCAAAGAGGCAAGGGACAGCCAAAACGAAGCCCGTCGAATCATCGGCGGCCTCTACCTCTATTCAAAGGCATCAGGCTCTGCTGTTGAAATATTTAACACCAGCAATCAATGGCTCGGAAGAGATAAGTATGGAGCAGCTCGACAAGCTGCTGAAGCCAGCCTACAGAAAGCGGAAGAACTCCATCGACGGCGTGACGATCTTGCATCCAAGGAATCCGAACGGCGATCGTTAGAGCCTTCTGCTGGTGAGGGCGTAGCCTCACCCTCCACCCCCTACGCCCCCCCGACAACCCCACCCAAGCCCGCAGCCATCTGGTACTCCCACGCTTCACGAGTGGTGGAGAAGTGGGGGCAGGAGTCCGGCACCTCTCAGCAAGTAAGGAAGCACCTGGAGTCTCACGGCGTGTCAGCCGAGGAGTTCAAGTGGACTGGCCTGAACGAGTTCCTGGAAACAAAGGGCCAGTTCACGAAGGCCGAGGTTCGGGATTGGTTAAAGGATAACGCTGTTACTGTTGACGAGGTGATCCTGGCTGGGAGCGGGCGCCCCACCAGGGAGACAGTGATGGCTCTCAACGATTCTTTCATCGACTTCGTGAACCAACTTACCCAATATTTCCAGACAACCGGAAAGGGTATCGACGGTACTGCGGAAATGCTGGTTAAACTTCGGGAGGAGGTCGCAGGGGCGGATTGGGTTCGAGAAGTGGTCTTCACCCAAGCCCTCCCCCCGATGTGGCGCGACTTTATGAACACCTCGCTGGCGCGTGCGGAGGTCATAACCCGAGAGGCGCTTGAGTATGCCGGGGTGACGGAAACCTGGAATGTTAGCTCACTGCAAGAGCTCGAGCACGTTCTCGCTGGCCAACTTGGAGGTGCCCACAACCAGGGTGCGGCTCGTTTCGGTGATTACATCTACGCCGAGGAGGACGCGCACGCGCCGGAGCCGGGCTCTTACACCGAGCTCCTAATTCGCATACCCGAACTAGTGGA